TTTGATGATGGTGGTCACAGAGGGGACGAGCCCCAACTTCCGCGCATCCCGAAGGGTGGTTGGTCGCTGATGCCCGTCCTTGTTCTTGACCGAGTAAGCCGGTTCCCCAGACTTGGTGTACCAGTGCTGCGATTCCGATGCTCTGACGATCATGTTAACTCCAAGTTAGAAGGGGATGTCCCCATCCAGATCGTTGTCCATGGATGAGAGGCTCTTCTTCTCAGAGGCTCCGGTGTTGGCCAGTGCCTTGTACTCGGGCGAGGACTCGATCTTGGCCTTGAGGCCCTTGGAGAAGGTCTCGAACAGTTCCCAGTCGGGATCTCCCAGGCGGAACATCTGCAGTTCGTTGTGGCCCTCAGGAAGACCTTGCTTCTTCAGGAAGCCCGGAACAGGTGAGATGCCTGCGACGTTGGCAAACATCTTCCCGTCCTTGTTTCCCGGACGGTGGAGGACGTTTAACATACACCATTGACCCAAGACGTTCTTCAGGTCAAACCGTGAGGCTTCCTTGTCGGTCCAGGGCGTTCCTCTCCAAGCCTGCAGATCCTTCCGCAAGGTTGCGGCTTCGTTCCACGACAGGGTGTAGTTCTTGAAGACGGCCATCGGTTTTCCTTCTTCCGTCAGAAGAGGGGCGCCGTTATCGTCTTCGCCGTGGATCTCCCACCCGAACATCACCTTGCGCTGCATCTTCACTTCACCACCATCGAACTGGGAGGTTTGGGTTCCCAGGTCAACGATGCGGTACAGACGGGCCAAATGGGTGCCCGCGGGGACGGTCTTGAACTCTCGGCTGCCGCCAGATGCTTCTACGATAAAACTCATTTCTGTTGCTCCTTAGAGAAAAACTTCTCAGTTACTTTCAACACTTCTTCAACACTCAAACCTGCATTACGCAGGGCTTCCTTCAGGCACCACTCCTGGTACTCATCCTGGGCCTTGGGATCTTTCAACCACTCTAGGTATTCTTCGTCAGTCATGTTCCGCTCCCCCTTCTGCAAGGCCAGACCCTCTCCAGTGCATTCTTTGCTAGGGATTCGGCAGTGAAATGGCGGCTCTGCGGGTTGTCAACAAGGTAGCGTCGCACGATGTCGTGGGCCTGCCCAAGAGTGACATTCTTCGGAGGGCAGACTGAAATGTTCGTCCAGACATCTGCCACTCCGGCCACAAAACCAAGCGCCAAACTTCGATCAGAAAACTCTCCGTCCATCTTCTGCAACAGATCGTTGCCCGAATAGAACTCTGCCTGGACAGGGCCGCAGACAAGTGCCGCGGTCAGAAGTAGTCGCTTAATCATTCTCTTCCTCCTCACGCAGGGCGTTGGCGCAGGCCACCTTCGCATAGGTGACCACTTCCATGATCTTGCGCCACTCCTCGGCGGTCAGGCCCTTGTTCATCACGAACGACAGACGGGCTGCCTCAATGGCGGCATCGGCTTCTTGGGCAATCATCCGAACGGATGTGCCGGACATCAGAACTCTCATGTTTCTCATTTCGTCACCCACATCAAAGCCACGATGAGAGCGACGCAAACAGCCGCAAGGCTCAGGTAGTAGCCAGGGGTGACTTCTCGCTTGGGAGACCCGATCAGGGCCGTTTGGATGCGTTCAGCATCACGGCTGAACTCGACCTTCGTGGAAGGCTCGTACCGGCATCCGATGAGGACTTTGCCGGTGTTGTAGGGCAGATGCTTCATTTCAACCTTTCAGTGACCGCCTCTTTGGCGTGAATGCAGTGGAACACAATTCAAACACCATGTCAACATTGTTTGCAACAAGAAGTTCAAGTACACTGCAGGGATGGAACTCAAACAATACTTTGACGAAGAGCCGATCGGAGCGATCAAGGAGATGGCCGAGTACCTGGGCGTGACCCAGTCCTGGATGTCTCAGATCATCCACAAGCGCCGCATCCCCTCTGCCGCTCTGGCTAGGCAGATCGAACTTGCCACGCAAGGACTCGTGAGCCTGAGGGAGTTGCGTCCTGACCTGTTTGACGAGTAAGATTGGGATGAGAACCCGGCTAGGGGGGAAGTCATGAGCCCCCCGAAAAGCGATCAACCCCCGCCTGCCGGATGTTCCTCACAGGGGTTGTGTTAAGGGGTTGTATGCCAAATCGTCTCATCAGGGACGAGATGTTGGAATCAGAATCCATCCTCTCGTTGCCCATAGAAGCCCGGTGGCTCTACGTCACCATCCTCCTGTCTGCCGACGATGTCGGTCTCTTCGAGGCCACCAGTTTCAAGTTGGCCAGACGCGCCGACATCCGCCGAGAGTCCGGGGACAAGTTGCTCCAGATGCTTGCTGACGCCGACCTGATCCGCCTTTATGAGGTGGCCGGGAAGCGTTATGGCTTCATTCCGAAGTTCCGGCAGCGCATCCAGATCAAGTACCCCAAGCATCCTCTGCCGCCAAAGGCATTGATGGATGGGGATGATGATGCGCTGAACAAAATCAACGAGTTAGGTGCAAAAACAACCGTTGGACAACCGTTCTCCACGGATGTACAGCAGGAATCCACTGCTATCCAACCGCCTGAAGCGAAAGCGAAAGCGTTATTAAAGTCACCAGTTACTAACGTAACTGGTCGTCCGGCTAACGCCGAACCTGAGGTGGTGAAGGTGAAGTTGCCGGAATGCAGCCACCAAGCGGTCATCGACCTCTACCACCAGACTCTCCCCATCCTCAACCGCGTCGAGGTCTGGAACGACACCCGTCAAGGCTTACTGCGGAGCAGGTGGCGGGAGGTGGCGCAGGAACTGGTCAAGGACGGGAAGGAGGCTACCGAGGCGTCGATCCTGGACTGGTGGCGTTCCTTCTTCGGCTACATCGGCAAGTCCAAGTTCCTGACCGGACGGTCGGAGGGCAAGCGGGACAACCCGTTCAAGGCCGATCTCGAATGGATCATTCGGCCAAGCAATTTCGCCAAGATCGTTGAAGGCAAGTACCACGGAGGTTGAGATGGGATTTGGAAAGTTCGACAAGGAAGAGGTCCAGGACTCCTACGGAGACCTGATGTGTGCAGCCAGGGGCTGCCCCAACCGTTGGAGCGTAGACGCCGGGAACGGCCGCCTGTGCTCCAGGCACGCATGGAAGCCTGCCAAGGACTGGCCATCCATCACCGAGGACATCAAGGCGGCTCCTGCCCAGACGATGTCCGCGGTCGAGTACAGGAAGGTCTCCGACGAGGAGAAGTTGGCCATTCTCCGCAAGGTCGAGGAGATGTTCTCCCACTCCAACCCCAAGCGATGGGCTCATGCCCTGAAGGAGCGGGAAGCCCGCGGGGAGCGGCTCACTCCGTACCAAAGGTCGGCTTGGAAGGAAGCCCTGGGGGTGAGGGAATGACCCGTGAAGAAGCCAAGAAAGTCCTCAACCAAACCCGCGAAGGGGTCGGAGCCTGGACTGGGGATCAGATTCGAGACGCTCTTACCGCCACCGGAGATCTGGAACCACATGAGGGACTGCGAAGCCCGTCACTGGCTTCGGCGCTTTCGGGAGATCGCCAGTACCTCGGGTGGAGCGCAGGCTCGACAGTGGTGGCAGAAAACCTGCGAGGACATTGAAAAACGCCGGGGCACCGAAGCCCTCAACGACCTAAGGAGACGCATGAATGAGCAAAAAGCCAGATCTGACTGACTTCCAGAAGAACTTCCTACTCGGCCAGGGGGCCGGACAGACCCTCTACACCGAGAGGGAGTTCGAGGAGCGCCTAGCCCAAGCCAAGGCCGAAATCATGGCCATCGCCATCCAAACCTCCAAGCAGGCGATCCAGATCGAACGCCGAGCCTGCGCAGAACTCGTTTTAAGGCTCGCAAACGAGGAGGATGAGGGTGAGGTATCAACCGCGCTAAAAAACGCCGCTATGGCCGTTTTAAGGCGCATTCCGGGGCAGTTTGATGGCGAGTAGTCTCTCCCCAACACAACGCAGCCTCGCTTTTTTGCGGGAACAGGGGTATTTGGTGTCGATCGTGGAGCGTTGGAACCCCCATGCCCGGATTCGGCAAGACCTCTGGGGATGGTGCGATCTCCTGGCCATCCGCAAGGGGGAAGTTCTGGCGGTGCAGGTCACGGCGTCTGGTGTTTCAGCCCGGATCAAGAAGATTCAGGAGTCGGACACCATCGCTGCGGTCAGAGATGCGGGTATCCGGGTGGAAATCCACGGGTGGCGCAAGAACAGCCAAGGAAGGTATGTTCTGAGGATCGAGGACATCTCTTGACTGGCCATGCGGTGGAATGACGACGGACTGGAAGATCTCGGGATATGGGCGCTGATCATCTTCGCCGTAGCGATCGCGCTGCTGCTGCTGTTGATCTGGCTCTTGCCCTAGGGGCAGTGTGTGCCCTGGCAGTTTTAAGGGAATGGGATGCGCAAGCGCAGCAAGTACAAGCCCAAGGGAACAAACCCCTCGGCGCACCTGATGGCCATGCAAGGGGCGGCAAGGCTGACCACCACCGATGTCCTGAGGTTCATAGCCCCGCTTGACGCCGCGATCGAAGCCGCAAGGCAGGCCAAGGCCACGAAGCAGAACTGGCAGGCAGTCTTCAACGCCATCAACCTGATCGAAGCCCTGGTGGAGATGAAGGTAGCAAGGGACGAAGGCGGGGCGATAGAAGACCTGCAGCAGGCGGTGATCAGCGCCCTGGATCGGTTGAAGGAGACGGGCAGCAAGACCCTCAAGGCTCAGGAGATCAACGCCCTGATGGACCTCTTGGGGCTGTACTCGGAACTCCTGGCGGGGATCACCCACAGCGAACTGTTCGACGCGCAGGAGAAGGTAAGCAGAAGGATCATCCGGGTTCTAGCGCAGGGCCCGAACGGCAAGGATGTTTTGTTAAAGGTAACCGGAGAGAACTATGAGCGAAAAGATCATTGACCCAAACGACGCGATCGACTTCATGATCGCCAACTCGAAGAAGTACGCTCAGGCCAAGGCCAACCGGACGTACCTTGAGGAGTACCGCAAGACCATGAAGGCCGAACTGTGCAAGGACGCCCTGACGCACGGGTTCGAGGCGGTCAACGCGCAGGAGAGAGAGGCGTACAGTCACCCGGACTACAAGCAGCACCTCCTGGCCATCAAGGCCGCGATTGAGGAGGAAGAGCGGATGCGGTGGCTCATGGTGGCGGCACAGGCAAGGATTGATGTCTGGCGTTCCCTTGAGGCGTCCAACCGCATGATCGAGAAGGCTGCACTGTGAACATCAAGCAGTGGAAGAACGCCGTGGCCGACCTGGGCTGCGGGATGTGCAGGCGCATGGGCTATCCCGGCACTCCTGCTCAACTGCATCACCCTAGGGCAGGCGTAGGGATGGCTCAGAGGCAGAGCGACTGGCTCGTCATCCCCCTCTGCGAGCCCCACCATACCGGCAGCAAGGGATGGCACGGCACCAGAGACGACTTCAAGCGCCACAACACCGGGGAACTGGACATCCTGGCCGACACCCTTGAACTTTTAATTCCGAGTAAAAGATAGGGTTTATCGCTAGACACGGACTTTGATTTCAAATTAAAGTTCACACATCGCAACACGGTGTTGCGGCAACGAAGAAAGGTAACTGAACATGGACACCAACCTCACCACCCTGGCAGCAGTCGCAGGCGTCACCTCTGACATCGACGAACTGTTCCTTCTCGATCAAGAGGCCAAGCGTCTGGCCGATCGCATCAAGTTGCTCAAAGCCGACATCGTCAAAAAGTACGGTGAGGGTGAGCACAAGGGTGAGAACCACGGCGTGTCCGTCCAGTTGGTTCAGGTCTCTGGCACCGTGGACTACAACAAACTCTGCGCTGCCTACGGCATCACGGAAGAGACTCTCAACAAGTTCCGCAAGGAAGGTCGTGCTGACATTCGCGTCAGCCCGAAGAAGTAATTAATTTGTTGCAAGACGCGGTCTTGTCTGGAAAGGCGCGGTCAGGCGGGGTCAGGTCGGGTATGGACTTAATAAGGCTAGGTTAGGCAGGGTTCGGTGCGGTACGGCCGGGTCTGGTTAGGCAAGGCGTGGCGCGGTCTGGTAAGGGCTGCAGTTGCAGCGGGCAGAGCGGCGTGCTGTTCTTCCCAGTGCAACCTGAGGAGGGGTTAGGTGAGGCTTGGCAGGGTTAGGTCGGGCATGGCTAGGCCCGGTGCGGTTGGAACTGGCAGGGTTGGGCGCGGCTAGGCCGGGTTGTGTGTGGTGTGGATTGGCACGGTTCGATCAGGTCCGGTGCGGCAAGGTCAGGTTGGGCACGGTTTGCTAGGGCAGGGTCCGGCAGGGTTTGAACTGGCATGGCAGGGTTTGGTTGGGCATGGGTCTGCGAAGGCAGCGGGTTGAATTGCGAGCAGTTCTTCCCGGTGCAGTTGCACCATCGGGTTGGGTCGGGTCGGGCAAGGCAAGGCTTGCTTGGGTAAGGTCTGGCTAGGTATGGAGTTGCGAAAGCAGCCGGTAGGGCAGTCTCTGCTCCTCCGAGTGCTTTTGTTAAGGCCAGGTCGGGTATGGCATGGCAAGGCGAGGCGGGGTAAGGCGGGGTATGGGCTGTGAATACAGCGGATTGGGTGGCGTGCTGCCCTCTCCGGTGCGTTTGCACCATCCGGGTTGGGCTCGGCGCGGTGTTGCATGGCATGGCGGGGCATGGCTCGGTGAGGTTTGGCTTTTTAACTAACTGGAGAGAGAGATGAAAAAGGTAATCAACGAACCGACAAACGGCGGAGAAGAGGTCATTGAGGCAAGCAATCCCTACATCGTCCATGTGACGGCGCAGGGCTGCAGCGATATGCTGTTCCATCGGTGGAATGCTGAAGCGGTCGAGACGAAGGCCAAGGCTGCCAAGAACAGCGTGGCCAAGAAGACGGACAACATCGAGTCCTATGTCTGGCGCAACGAAGAGGATGAGTTGTGCATCCCCGGCGAATACTTCCGCCAGTCGCTGATTCTGGCAAGCAAGTTCAAGCAAGACCCCCGCAGCCCGCGCAAGTCGGCCATGGATCTGACCAAGGCCGGTGTAGTGTCCCTGACCAACCTCGCAAGCCTAGGCACCAAGAACTGGGACTACGAAGACAAGCGCCGGGTAGTAGTGCAGCGTGCAGGCGTCAACCGCGTGCGTCCTGCCATGCGGACGGGATGGAAGGTTTCGTTCGACCTGATGGTGCTCGTGCCTGAGTACATCGATCAGCACTGGCTCCTGGACACTCTTTCGACCTCTGGCCGACTGATTGGCGTAGGTGATTTCCGTCCGACCTTTGGGCGGTTCAACATCACCAACTTTGAGGTAGCGCAGCAATAACGGGAATTTGGCGCTTCGGCGCCCTTCCCTTTGGAGGCATCGTGAATGAAGACAGAAGAACGCATCGCCGCGGGCGTGTGCCTGTTGGGTTGGATACTGGTCTACCTCTTCGCCATCTCAGTGCTGCTGATGGATCTTCTGGTTTGGAGACCGGGCTAGTTCAAACACCGAACTGGTGGCCCTTTGCCTACACAACGCCTGACAACCTCAAGCGCCTGAAGCGGCAGAGGGCCATCATTAAGGTCAAGCAGTGGGTCCGATGGCCAGAGGCTCCGTTCTAGGGAAACTACCTAGTTGCATGGTGTTTAACTTTGCATTAAAGTCACAATCACTGCAACAGAGCAGGTAACTGAAAAGGACAGCGAAATGACACAAGACTACTCTCTCATCCTGCAAGACAGCATCGGTCGCACCGTGACCTTGCACATCAGCGGCGCTTCGATTGATGAGGCGGTTGCCTCCGGCGCTGAAGACTGGAAGGCTCGGGAAGAGGCCGAATCAAATGCTTTCGGCAACGCCATCGCGCAAGGTTTGATCGGCGACGATGCTTGGCTCGCTGTCTGAGGTAGAACGCCATGAAAAAGAACCGTGAATACATCTATGTGGGCGAAGAGTTGTTCGAGGTGGTGATCCACAAGGTCGCCCGCCATCCGCGCTGCCACCTCATGGAGTCCATCTATGACCTGGGTTGGCTTGAGATCGACTACACGGTCCTCGACATGGACGGCAAGCGGGTGGACGGTGAGACCTGCGACATGGAGCGCATCGAGGCTGAACTGCAGGAGATCTACGCATGAGCCTGCAAGACCTGATCAACCTGGACGAGGCCATCGCAGAGGCGGAGGGCCTTGTCTCTGCAGCACAGTGGTACTGGATCTGCGAGAGTGAGTCGGCATACTGGGCTTATCACTTCCCGTGGCTTTAAAACACTTGTGAAATCAATCACTTAACCTTAAAATCAGGGCTCTTCGTGGCCCTTCTCAAGGAGAAAACCATGTTCAAGAAGATCGCCGCCATCCTGGCCATCACCACATTTGCCACTGCGGCCTATGCCTCGTGCCGGTTTTACACGGTTACCGTGAATGGCAAGACCATCAGTTGCACCGAGTGCTGCTACGGAACGGGCGCCGCCCGCACCTGCAACACCACTTGTAACTGAACCCGCGGCCCCGAAAGGGGGCCAACACGCATGGGCATCGGGCAAATTCGGGCGGAGTGCAGACCGCGCCGATGAGCCGCCTGCACAAGGTGCCCATCCTTGTTGGCCAAAACCTCAACCGCGAGTTAAACTCCCCGGCAGTCCAATGTCTCTGAAAGTACGAGATGCCACGGAAAGCCACCAAAACCGCCGCAGAGCCCTCCAAAACCCCTGACCAAGGGGTAGATACCACCCAGGCCGCGGAAACTCCTCAAGAGCCCAAGAAGATGGGCCGTCCCTCCAAGTACAACCCTGAGATCGCCCAGAAGATGTGCGAACTCCTAAGCGAGGGAGTGCCACTCAGGGAAATCTGCCGTATGGACGGTATGCCGTATTGGCGGACGGTGTATCTGTGGATGGCTCAGGACGAAGAACTTTCTGCACACATCGCACGCGCACGGGAAGCCGGATACGACGCTATGGCCGAGGAATGCCTGCTGATTGCCGACAATCCCCAGTACGGCGAGAAGCAGGTTATGTCCGACCAGGGCGGCTCCACGACGGTTGAGGATATGTTGGGCCACCGGAAACTCCGGATCGAGACCCGGCTGAAACTCCTGGCCAAGTGGAACCCGAAGAAGTACGGGGACAAGGTGCAGGTGGGCGGAGATGCTGAGAACCCCTTGAAGGTTCAGACGGACCTGACCATCTTCGACACCGTCCTGAAGGGCATAGAGCAGTCCCGCCGTGGATGAACTTGTCGCCGTCCTGAAGGACGAGGAGGTTCGGGAGAAGTTCAAGCGTCTCCCGGCTGACAGACAAGCCGCCTTCGCCTGGAGGGCGGGATGGCTCACCAAGGCTCACAAGCACCAGATCCTGCCTGACGGGGACTGGTGGAGCATCTGGC